TGTGCTTTGTTAAATCCCACACCTTTTTACCGTTGTCATCAACAACGCTTGGATAGTTGCCGCCTTCTTTTTTTGCGTCAGTTGGTAGATAAACCATATCCAAATCGTACAGGAATCGACCAACGCCGAAGTTTACACAAGCGCGTTTGAAGCTATCCGAAGCCTCCCCTTTTTCAGCTTCTGTATTGCTTTCCGTGCCGCAGTCCATTCTCCACAGCACAGAACCGTCAGGCATGACAATGCCGACCTCACAGTAGATATGACCTTTAATTTCAATGTGACGGCGTTGCCACCCGTACACACAAACATCATCAAGTCTCTGCATCGCGTCACGCGCATCAATGTACGCAACGCATGTAGCCTGCGGCTTTGACTTGCTGAAAGACTGAACGCGCCATTTGTATGGAATTGGCTCTGCCAGCGCCGACAGAGATGATTGTAGGTAGTCTCTTGTTGTTTCCATAGTTTTGTCCTCTGTGGTTGATAAACACCAGCCCCGCATGGGAGCTGGTTGGTGGCGGTATCCCTTTGAGCGGGAGTCGCAATCGGCGCACCAGAGCCGACCACCAAGGCAACGCTATTAAGCGCCGCTGCCAGCGACCTTGCCAGCTACCGCCTCGCATACGAGGTCGAACAGGACAGGCTTATTCCTGTTCCAGTTTCTCAGTGTAATCAATGAAACAGTTGACACCTCTGATACTTGGCTCAGAGACTTGCATCCAAGCCCTTTAGCCCGCTTTGCTGGTGATGATCTTTCCACTTCAACCCCCTATGTTCAGCTTTTGCATATTTAGCCATACATTTTCTGTTGGTGCAACCATTATTTTTAATTATTTTCTCATTCGATATTTTTTGCATATTTCTTTAAGCTCATCGATTGTCCATCGTTTAATTTCTTTGTTTGTTTCGAGCGACACTACAGCATCCTCGCCAATTTTTTTTACCAACCCAATCCTGTATTTGGTTAGGTTCCCGCTTAATTTACTGCCGTCATTACAATAACAACATTGTTTGTTTACATTATTTTCGTCAAACCTCAGTGCGGCATTTGCTCCCGCTGGCATGTAGTGTCCTGCATCCCACTGTATTGTTTTCGTTGTCCCACAGCTAATACAGGGTAAATGCGCGTCCCTGTTTCGTATCCACGCATTAAATGTCTTTTGCGCTAGTTTTTTCCAGTGCTTTTTATTGTTAGACAATAGCCTCTTTTTCATTTCGCGTGTTTGTTTTTTGTATTCGTCGTCTTTCTTTTTATCTCTCAGCTTTATCGCGCATTCCAAATTACAAACGACCTGCATCTGTCTTTCTGGCAAGAAAGGCTCTCGACAAAATCTGCATTTTTTAGTCTTTATGGCTTGCATTTTTGATATTCCATAAATCCTCCGTCATGCGCCGTATGCCGATCTTTCTGACCGCATGTTTGCTTGTGCGGTTCGCCATAAATCTATTTTTGTGTTACATCCTGCAATCATCAATTTCAAGTATTCCTCTTTCTCTACAGCAACTTGCAGCGCAGTTAGAAGTGCTTGGTAATCTGGGTGCGAGTAGGCATAAGACTCCCTCTCCTGACCTGTTTTCACGCCATTCTTTTCCGCTTCAAGCATCAACAACGCCTTTTTGCTCTTTCTGAACTGCTCAAAATAAACGCGCTCGCCTTTCGCTTCCGCATATTTTTTTGCATTTTGTCGGATAAACTCTAACGCTTTTTCTATCTCAATATCGAGTGTCATTTCCATCTCCCGCTGATTAGCGATTGCTTTGCCTTACAAAATCCTTCCACTGCATCTTTTGGCTTTTTTAGTACATAAGATGCCTTGCCTTTCGATGGAGCCTTTAGCAAGCCGTGAGCCGCCCTGTAATGTTTCACGACATGCGCCTCCCTACCTAACATCTCGCCAATCTCCCTATCTGTTTTTGTTTTCCAGTTGTCCAGTATGCAGCCGATCTCGTACTCGCTCACGCCAATAATTTCAGGTCTTTCCCGTTTTCTGTGCGGCGCACCCATTACAAACCCTCCGCCCATGCTCTGTCTGTGTGCGTTGCCACAAATGCGACTGTGTCTCTCTGTGCGCCGTTTTGTCTGCTACCCGCTAAATCATCCACCCATACAGACTTAAAGCCCGCCCACGAATTGCTTGCGGCGATTTCAATGGCGTTGGCTAATGTGATGCCCGCCTTATCCGCTTCGCTCTGGATTGTTTTTAATGCTGTCTGTGTCAGTGGGAGCTTTTTTGTTTTCCGTATTGCCAGCCAATCCCTAGCCGCCTGAGATTCACAACCAATCGACACCAAGTAATCCACAGATACAGATTCGTCGCGCTTGCGCGGCGTATTTGTTTTATTGGTTATTGGTTTATGGTTATTGGTTATTGGTTTATGGTTAGCATTGCCTTCGCAATGCGTTCGCAATGCGTTCGCATCGTCATTTTTCCAGCGTTTACTTGCACTAATTCTTGCTTTCTCTGACTTTTCGTTAAATTGAGCAATCTCACTATCTGCTCGCTTGTTGTGATATGTGCCATCGCAATGCAGATAGAAGAACTCTCGCAATACAATCGCAATGCGTTCGCAATGCGTTCGCATACGGATAACTCTAGCAATTTCTTCCACTGTTTCGGGAAGTCCACATTCGCTCAGATAGCAGTAATCAAGCATTCGGCGGTATGCCAAATCCTCGATTTCATCTAGGTGTGCTGTGTGTGCGGCGTAGTCGCCAATTCTGAATTGGTAGTAGTGCATTCTAATCGCCCTCTGTTTGCGATTGTCTGATATGTTGCGCGGCGAGTCTGTCAGAGTCAGACTATTCGGGAGCTACCCTAGCCGCTTTGTTATTATAACCTAAATCTCGCCTCGTTTGTCGATTATGAGCCGTTCAATTTCGTCATAATCTTCATCCTGCATTTTGCGCTCTAGCCAAGGCGCTTTTCTTCCCCTTCTGTCGCAGACATCGTATTCAATTTCCGTGTATCCATAGCAGTCATCACGGCTATCACAGTATCTGCCAAGTGGCTTTTGCTCGAAAAAATGTGTTACATCAATAAGACATGGAATGCCCTGAATGCGAGCTTCAATCATTGGCACACCTCCTTGTATATGCCTTTGTAGTCTGGGTACACGCGGTCAGCCACATCGCGGCAGTATTGCCTCTCAGCCAGCTTCTCGTTCTTATAGTCGTCGCTTCCAGCCATTCCCAGTGCGAGTATAGCCAGAAAAACGCACAAGCAAATAACACAACGCTCACTTTTTAGAAAGTCCATTCTTGCTCATCCTTTTTCACGGCAAATAATGTTTTTTGCATACTATCGAATGCAGCGCACAGCTCACTGAAATTGTCATAGCGGTACATGACTGTGTAATGCTGGCGATTATCCAGCTCGTCATCAAATCGCACCTCAAGGTACTGCCAGTCGTCGTCCAGCGGCTCAAAATCCATCAATAGCCGCACTCTAATCCCCTCGCGGCACATATCCTGAGCCAGCACAAAAATATCGTGAAGCACTCGTTCAGCCGGATAATCATTCATAGTTTTGTCCTCTGTTTATGTTGAAAGCCAAATATATGTGGGATTTTATACTATTACAAGCCTTTTTGTTTATTATTTATATGTTTTTTCAAACTCGCTAATAGGCATCAAATAGAACTGTTTGCCGTTACGCTTGGTCAACTCCCATCCTCGATACAGTAAAGCCCTTGCCACATTCGTCACATCCTTCAATGACGGATTCTGGTGGAAGCCCTCTGTATTCAGCCACACATCACGCGCAACTATGAGATAAGCTCTCTCATAGCCTCTGGCAACAGTAGTTTTTTTGTAAAACTCCACAGGCTCTTTTTTATAAAACGACTCGGCAAACGCTAAATCTACCAGTGGACTCAGTTTTTTTCGCAATACAGCGCAGTTAGGACAGTCAGACATAAAACCCCCTTTGGTTACACCCATAGTATACCCAAATTATTGTGTTAAGCCTATTGACATTGGGGCAACCAAGGCGGATAGTTGGGCTGTCACACAAACAACAGAGGACGAAAACCATGAAATCCACAATGCTCACCAACATCCTGTTAGCTGTTATCGTTGTTTTTATGGCGGCTGAACGGCTGCCAAGTTTGTCAAACAAAACAGACCTAGATGGTCATGTCTTGAACCACACTCAAGTTAGCTGGACTACAGACATGATGACTGGATGCCAATACATTGTATCAAAAGAAGGCGGAGTTGCGCCAAGAATGGGCAGTGATGGAAAGCAAATCTGCTTTTCAGAACAAACCATAAACCTATGGAACGCGAACTCGTATAACGGGATTTTATACGAGCTGGCGATAATCCTGTCGAACCGTTATAGATAAAAACAAGGGGCTTTAAGCCCCTTGTCTTATTCCGCAGACAGGAAAAGCCAGCTTAAAGGGAAAAGGTCTCCAGTGCTGGCAGAAGTGATATTTGCAGCAAACAGCACTGGGGAAGGAATAGACTCTTTACTCCCATCCTCTAGCGTTTTTGAGAATGTAACGACCTTGCCCAAATCAGTGTTGCAGCCATCGCCAATATCAATGTTTACGCCGCCCGATACAACAACACCATCGTACTCCACGCCATCGTATTCGCACTTACATCTAATTTTAATCACGCTCATTTTTTATCTCCTACCACCGCGCCGATCAAGCCGACCAAAAACAGACCAAACTGGACAATCGGGTCAATAGCGCCAGCGGGAGCGCCAGCCATTGTTGCAATCATGGCAATGCCGCGCCATGTAGAAGGCTCGCTTAAACGGGCTAACAGATAACTTTTTGCCGCTTCTTTCATAAACGCCTCACTTGTTAAACACATCAAAAAAATGCTGTATAGCGATTACAACGCCGCCTAAAAAAATTATAGCAGTAAGTATTTTTTTTACCACCCATAATCCACCCTTGGCATTTGCCCAAACGGTAGCGACATTCTCTAGGCTCTCTGCGTGTTTTGTCGCCTTTTCAATCATTGGCAACACGCGATCAAGCGTCTGCTCAAGTCGCGCCACGGATTCAGCCAATCGCTCTATCATCTCTTTATCGCTTTCCACTACAGCATCCTTCTACTACTTAATCAATAGCTGGTCATTCCACCCAAGAGCGTAGAGCGATATTACCGCATTAGCGGCAACAGACATATTTACTCTTAGCCTTGCTTCGCCATCAGATATGGTTAGGCTTGGTCTTGTCCATACTTTAACATAAGAAAAATCTTCTGAATCTGTTGTCCCGCTGCGCCTCGCAAATATATTTCCACTATTAGCTGAAAAGGTGGAATTATGCGTTGTTTTGTTGTCAGTCAGCCTACCAGTGCCTACTACATTTGAGCCGCCAGAAGTTATCTGGAGTCCAGCACAAACGGAAGCAAGAACATTTGGCGGCGTAGATATTCCAGCATAATCATTTGTGTAATTTGTTGTAAATGACGCGACTGTACTTGCAACACCGCCAAAATACGAAAACTCGTTGCCGTGAGAAGAAAATGGCGTGAAACTAACATCTGGCACTACAGAAAAGCACTTTACCCAACCAATTCTTCTGTAATAGGTCTTTGATGCGGCAATCAATAAATTGGCTGCGGAATCCGAAGTATCCGTGCCTATCTCAATAACGCCGTCTGCATTCCAGACAGCAAATAATCTATACCATGTATTCACTACATACGGAGTAGGGAACCCCTTGCCGCCGCCGCCATCACCCGCGCTCCATGCTGTCTTGAGGTTTTTATCCATTTTGGTAGCTATGCTGCCGACTGGCGAATATCCAACTTCTTCAAGCTGAACGCACTTCCCTTTTTCAACCCTAACAACCTCCCTGTAACCATTGTAAACAGGCGTTAAAACCATATCGAAACCAGAGCAATAATTAGGGGGAAGCGCTTGCTGCGCCACCCATCCCGCTGGCGTGTACGACTCCATAGCCTGTAAGTCGCTGTTGTAGCGTATCTGCCCGTTGCTAGGAGCGGATGGGCGCTGTGCCGTAGTCCCAGCGGGTGCTTGGAACGCCTCAGTGGTTCCTAAGCCGTAACCGCCGTTCAGCACCACGCGACCTGCCGTGAAGTCTGTCGTGGTTTGTTGTGGCAAAATGCCGTCTTTCAGTAACTTGCCTGTTGTTCCATCGTACAGAGCCAGCGAGCTATCTGTAACAGGTGTGGCGGAAGCAACAACATTGCCAATAGCGTCCGACCCTATAGTTGAGCCGCCAACAAGAGCAACCTGCCCTGTATTTGTATCCCAAGACCACCGGCTTTGAAGGACATTGCTAGAGTCGTAGCTATCAAAATATACAATACCGGTGGCAGCGTCTTTTTCGATAGCGGCAACCTTTGTTCCAGCCGAGTCGGACAATGTAAGACCGCCAAATCCAGAGCCAGATAGCTCTCTTATGTCAAAGACTGCATTGTTGCCAGCAAGAATACCTGACCCAGAAAAAACAGGGCTTGCCCCTGATATGACCATTTCCCAAGCGCCGTTTTTTCTGCCGTAGGTTATGCCGTCTGATGGGGCATCATTAAATCCTGCACTGGAACCAGTCTGTATGCCGAACTGCATTGACCCCTTATTGATAATACAGCCGTCAATGCCGTCATCCAGAGCGGTAGCGCCGCTTTTTACCATGATTACCGCTACGGCTGCCGCATCTTGTAAAACAACAGGCGAGGTAAACTTTCCGTTATCGTATTGCAGATAAGCTAATGCCTCGCCAGCCGTAGATGCTGCATACGATTTTTGACCATAAACCAAAATGTAATTGCCGTACAAATAGTACAGTCTATGGAATACCCACTCCCCCGCAGGAATTGCCGATAAAGCTCCATTGGTAAGAAAGTTTGGATCGTAATTAGCTGTATCAACAACGGCAACTGGAGACCCGTAGTTTGACGATAATGTCCCATTGAAATGCTGAAAAGTAACAGAAGCGCCGCCCATCATAATCAGGATATTGGGAGAATGGATAACAGCCTGACTCGCACCTACTTTGTAAAACAGACCGGCAGTAATATCAATAGATTTTGAAGAGCCAGAGTTTTGAGAAACAACCCCGCCCGATACTAACGAGTTTGTAGCAAGGAACTCTAAATCAGCCGCTCGGTAGTTGTCATCACCGGCAATATATGGAGAAGTTAAAGCTCTGATAACGCCGTTTTCAGGATGAGACACATATCCGATAATTGCAAAGTTTCTAAGATCATTAAGAGAAACCCTGTTTGGACGCTGAATTATATCGCCGTTCTGATCGACAAGCAGGGTTGTTCCTGACGCGGTAGATAGATACGCCAAAGGATACGACCCGCCCGACCAAGAAACCTCAGACCTAAATAACCGTCCTGTGAACGCATCTGGCTTGGATATAAGTGCAGTCCCCGCAGGCACAACAACATCGCTTCCAGAAATAGTAATATCTGGGAAAACAGGGAAAAAGCTATTTGTAGGTCTATATGAACCGCTGGTTGCCAGCATGTTAATATCAGAAAGCTCATTACTTGTTTGCACAGTAAGAACAAATGCGCCGGAAGCGATAGAATCATTATATTGCGCGGAGTAAAAGGCATTGGCAGCCAAGTCATTTCCTTCCAGAGGATTATTTTTCTGGTTAAGAACAGGTCTAATGCCAATGCCGTTTATATTTATGGTTACAGCCCCCGTATTTGCTGCGGCAGCCCGAAACCAGATATTCATTCCAGCACTATATGAAACTGGAGCGCCAACAGCCATATTACCCGTGATGTTGTTTGGGTCTGAGTTTGTAATGATGACTTGTTCGTGGCGATTGTCCTGCACAATGCCTAAAGAGGCATATTGCGATCTGGCGGTCGGGTCGGCGACATTTGTATGACGATACCCGCCCATCGGCAGGTTCGCTGTAGGTATGGCTTGACCATCTCTCGATAAAGATTGCGTAAGCGCAGCACCCAAATCCGCAATGGTTGTGTTCGCCCAATTCGTCGTGATAACCGTGTTAGGAACAACAGGGTTGACAGCAGGAGGAGGCGTGTAATTTCCAGAACCGTCTCTAGGCATTCTAATCCCCTAAAAAATCAAGCAATCGTGCAAGTGTATCATCATCTTCGACTGACTGGCTTGGCTGCGAAAGAAGAGAGCTGCCAATCAGCGTATCCAATCGAGTTGGAGCCACATCAGCATAGCCCCTTGGCGAAACGCCTGTCAGCACCACATCGCCTAATGGGAGTCTTTTAGCCAGCGATTGTAGGCTAAACGGTAATTCTTGCCCACGCTTCGCTTCGCCGATCTTGAGCGCCTGCCGATAGAACGAATCATCATCTGGGACAAGTTCCTTCAATGGGTTGTCCCCGTAAATACCAGCAGCCGTTGCGTCAGTTGAACCAAGCCCTATAGATTTTCTCGCCCATAGCTTACGAAGTGCGTCCTGAGACTCTGGAACACGCATAAGGATTTCTTGCATTGCTGGCGCTCCCGTAGGGCGCAAAAGCTCGTCCTCAAACGACTTCACATAGAACGGATACGCCTGAGAAATATCATCAGCCGAAGCCCCTACATTGCGTCCTTGGCGATAGCCGCCCAAAACTGATTTTGGACTTTCAAACGGCAACACATTTTCTTTGAAAAATCTGTCAGCCTCACTTGCTTTCAATGCAGCCGCTTTTGCTTCGTCGCTCAAAGTCGCCCACTTCTCTAACCCGCTATCCAGAGCATCTAGGACTTCTGCCCCACCGCGATACCCAACACTGTCTGGCTGCATACCGCGCATGGAAGCAAGCAATTCTCTACGCAAATCCCGCGCCTCTCGAAAAGTCATCCCAGAGGCTCCGTCACGCATTTTCTTGAGCGTGTAATTAGCGGAGGCTCCTTTGACGGCTGGAATATCCAGACTCCCGATATTGAGCGTTCCTGTTAGCGGGTCAAAGCTGGAAGGTCGCAATACGACATTCGGCAATCCGTCTGCAACTTCCGCATCATCATAAAGCTGTCGTGCCGCTTCCTTGAGCGACTGGTATTTGCCCTCGATTGCACCGCGAAGCCGTCTTGACAATTCGCCAAAGCTCTCTCCACCATACCCCAACTCTCTAGCAAGCGTTCTTCCAGCATCGTCAGCCGCTTCATGGGTAAGTAATTTTTTCGTTAAATCGAATCCGCCCTTCGCGCCCATAAGCGAAGCAGGAACCACGCCGCCAAGCAAAGCCCCAAGTTTGGCGTTTCTTGCCGACTGGTTTTGCTTCTCTTCTACCTCTGTTAGCGGTATGGCTTTACCTGACACATAGCCCCCGCCAGAGCCAATTCCAATGGCATTCAGTGCGCGTAACGCCTTAGCCCCAAGAGAAGTGTTCTCAGCCAAATTGACCAGCGCAGGAACGCTAGATGCTCCCCTTGTTAGCAACGCGCCTGCTACACCACCGGCAGCAAGCGAAGGCAGCGCCGTGGCTGCAAAGCCGCCCAATGAAGCGGGGTTAAAAGTCTTGTCTGTGAGCGGCAAGCCTTGTTGCAGATACGGCTCTATGCCTAATTCTTCGTCACCAAATATCGCCGCATCGGATAGACGCTTATCATCCATGTGCTGATTAAGTCGTTTGAGCAATTCTTCGTCGCCAAACGCTCTAGCCCCAAGCTGTCCAACACCAGTTAGCGCATCATCAATTCTACTGCTAATGCCGACCAAAGAGGTTTTCGCGCTGGATTGGGAGTCAAGGTTTTTGCGAGCGGCGGCAATCACTTTTCGCTCATGTTCTTCTTGAGCAAGCTGCTCCGCCGCCTCTTCTATTTCTGCATCGGTCATTGCCATAAAAACCTCACATCCCCTTGCGCTTTCGTGCGCGTTTCAGCGCAGCTTGCAGTTTATCTTCTTCTTCTTTATTCATATTGGAAGAAGCCACTGCGCTTTCGTCGCCAAAAGCGAACTTAGTTCTACCCGCTTTGGCATCCTCTGCATCAAGATAAGCATTCGCCTCTTCGGAATACGACTGCATAGGATCACGCAAATCACTGACAAACAGATTCGTTCCCTCTTTTCTCTGCAAGAAATCGCGTTTTCGCATTCTCGCAGCAATAACCGCTTTTTTAGCCATGCGATTCATCACAGCCACATAACGCTTGGCGGATTCTGGATTAGAAAACGCGCTAGGCATGTTGGCGGAAAGCCACTGAAACTCGCGCTCGGTGTCGTTGCCGCCCATCATTTTCAGCTTGCCAAGTGTAACGCCCAAGGATGCCTCGCCAGCTTGAACCGCGTCAGGCGACAATAATCCTTTGCCGATAGATCGGATTGCATCCCCAATAAATCCTTCGCCACCCGCCGTTGTAAGATAAGTGCCTAGTCTGTTTTTATCGCCGTACAAGTCGGTTTTAGGGTTGTTTACCACACCAGACAGCATATCCAAAGAACCCAACTGACTTTCCATTGCGGCTATATCTTCATCCATTTTCAGTGTTTTTTCCACGCGCTCTTTGGGTAATCCCTTCTGCTCAAACAGCGCATCGGTTACATTGCCAGCGGGCTTCCAATTTTTAGCCTCTTCGCCAACAACAAGAGAAGTCGGCTTGTTAGTCTCCCCATCATAGGTGGCAATAAATGGCTCGTCAGCGGGAAGTGCGGATGGGTCGAACTCGTGCCAATTATCTGACGAGCCGCCGGATTCCGTTGCGCCACGCGCATTTTTTGCCGCAATGCTTTCATCAGTTGGCGCAATATCGAAACGATTGGAATACGCTTTTGTTGGGTTAGTAACCTGCTTCGTATTCCAATAATCCTCCGCAGATGCCAACAATTCATCTCGGACTCTAATGGCTTCCGGCGAATCCACCTCTCCGAATGCCCCCGAATAATAAGCGGCTTTAATGGTAGGAGGCGAAGTCAACTGACCAGCCATAGATGCTAGATACTGCTCTTTGGTTTTCCCACCACGCGGCATCATGGATTTAACCAGCGAAGAGTCTATGCCCAATTCATCAAGAGCCAAAGCGGTTTTAATGTCCATTCCGCCTTCTTGGTTAGCCAAAACACCCTCTATTGCACCGCGTTTAGCGTCAAGGTATTTGTCCTCAGCCTTGTCTGCATAATAGTCGTTTACTATATTGTCTACCTGCATTGCGGCGTTTTGAATCCCAGCATATTTGTTGAATATCGGGATTCCGCCAACATCGCTGGTGTAGGACACTGGTTTCAAGCCAAGTGAGCGCGTAGCCCCACCTCGCAGCCTTTCGGCAACAAGCTGTTTTTTTCTCGCGTCTGAAATCAGGTCATACACACTAGCCATGATGCTCTCCAGCTATCAATACATCGTTTGAGGCACATTTGGATTAGGCATGATAGGAGGACTTGCTGGGCGCGGAATAGGGCGCGGCATTTGACCTCTTGGCGGCATAGGGCGAGGCATGTTTGGCATAGATGGATTAGGCTCACCAACAGCAAAGCCGTTAGGGTTCTTCTGCATCGCAAAATCTCGCATACGGTTTATGGGGTTATTCCAAGAGCCAACATTTGTTGGCTGCGCGTTTTGCGGGAAAGGGTTTTGGGGCTGTGTATCCATGCGCGGAATCATTGAGCCATCCAGTCTCGCAGGAAAGGTTTGCGGTTGCGTATCTGGCATTGTCACGCCAGATAAATCGCTTATTACTCCGTCTCCGCCAATCGGAGGCTGCGCGTTCGGGATAGTGCTGGGCGCTGAGGGGTTAGGCTCACCAACAGCAAAGCCTTGTCCTCCGCCCTGTTGCGGATTCTGTCTTGGTCGTGCGCCCATGCCGCCGTTTTTTAGCATTTGCGCCAACATACGCTGTTGCGCTTGCGCGTTACGGTATTGATTTCTCATGCCTTGCTGGTACATCTGTGCTGGTGTCATGGTTGTGTCCTCATAATAATTTTTTAGTCGTATGGGTTTTGATTTAGTGCGCCAGTATTCCAATAGCCGCCGCCGCTATTGTTGTTGTTGTTGTTGTTGTTGTCCATGTATTTGCCAACGGCGTTGCCAATCGTCGAAAACGCCTGACTGTAAGCGCCTGCTCGGTTTGCTGAGTTTTGCTGGTCAATACCATAGCGAGTCCACGCATCCTGACTCGACCGCTGTGCCGCACCAATCACATCAGGAGCCGCAGCCGCCGCCGCAGAACCAGAGTTTTTGAATGTCGGACTATAGCCCTGCATCACACCTTGGTTAGCCGCGATCTCGTCATAAGGGCGCATGTAGTCCTGCACATCCTGTCCGTAATTCTGTCCCTGCACCAGAGCGCGTGAACCAACATCCGCAATATACGCCTGTTGCGCTGCCATTCTTGCATCCAAAGCCGCCTTTGCTTTCACATCGCCTTGCGAACGCTGTAATTGTTGCATTGCGCGGTCATAAGCCGCCGTGCCAGCCATGATGCCGCGCTGTGCTAATTGCGTTTCTCTCGCCGCCATCTCGTGATCTTGCTCTGGTTGCAAGCGATTCATGGCTGAATTGTAAATGTCGTCTGCGTACTTCTGGTAGCCTTGGTCGTCCCACTGAACCTGCTCGTCGCCTTGGAACTCGCCGCGATTTCTCAGGTTTTCCGCTAAAACGCCAGCTTTATCCATGAATGCTTGGTTGGCTTCTGTCAATCGAGGGTCAAGTTTTTCGGTTTGCGTCCACTTATCGGGGGCGCGACTGGTTGGCTTTAGCGTATCAATAGCTCTTTGCCACTTAGCGATATTTTTTGTGCGAATCTTGGCATCATCAGCCTCGTATTTAGCTGCCTTCCCCTGCAATGCGGTGATCTTTGCCTGCAACTTGGCAGCTAACTTTAGGGATTTTGGCGTGTTTAATGCCTGCTGCTCTGCTAACGACGCTTCCAAATCTGTGATTTTTTGGCGCGTATTGAATAAGCGGTTGCTAACCTCAGCCTCATCGCCGGTCGCTTGCGCGGAGGCAATTTTTTGTTTCAGGATATTTAGCTTTTTCTGGTCTGCATCGGAATACTCCAATTCGCCTTCTTCACGAATCATGCCCAACTGACCAAAATCATTGACCTTGGTTGGGTTGTTGTTATACATCCCCTGTCTTGCGGATTTTCTGTCTAGCTCATATTGCAGTTGGGCTAACGCTTCATAGTCCACTGGTGGCGGCTGATCTCCACCATCGCCGCCTTGTGATGAAATAGCCGCCCCAACTACTGCCGCACCTGCCTGCCAGTATGGCATACTACACCTCCACGCCTTTTATCTCGCCGTCCATCTTATGCTTGGCGGCGTGAATACAAAACCACTCGGAATCCTCCAACGCTTCAACAGCATGGTGAACCCCTGCGCGAATGCGAATAATAGAACCTGCGTTGCTGTATTCAGTTGGCTGATACCCTTCTACATGCACACGAACCTTCCCACTAATCAAAATAGACTGGTGCGTGTAGGCGTGTTTATGTTTCGCCATCATTACCCCTTTGGGGATAAACATGGTTCGGATAACCGTGTCATCAGAATAGAATGCGGCCTCCTGCAAATCCACCTCGTTTTCAGGCAACAACACATCAGGCATCATCTTTTCAAAGTAAGACTTAGTGCCTTCAACATCCATAAACGGAGTAAGCCCACCTTCACTCATATAGAAGCCGCCCTGTCGTAAACAACCTGAATAGCCGATAATTTAATTGTAGTGTTAGTGGACACTTTCATCAATACCGCCGCAGAATAACCTAATCCAGAAACGCCAACCCAAGGCATCACTGTAGTGTCCAAATCAGTCCACAAGCCAACATCCCATAGCGCATCATCCCAAAACGCGGCATCAGTTATGTAATCGGGCGAATCTGGCAAAGCGCCAAACTGATTAAGCTGAAAATCCATAAAAACTGTCAGCGCAAACTTAATTTCACTGGCATCGGATTGCATAACTGGTCTGACGAGCTTCATGCTTTTTAATTGCTGCGGGCTATCAAAATAGCTGAAAGCCTGAAACATAAAAGCGTTTACATTCTCGCCGCCCGAGCCATCAAGCAGCACATTGTCCAGACTTACATTGCCGTATTCATAGACATTGCCAGCTTTCGTGCCAAAGAAAATCTTGCTGGAAGTCTGCCCGAAACAAACGGCTGGCATGTCTGTTGTTCCCCATGCGCCATTTATGGTGTTCATCATATATTGCGCTGGCGTTAAATCCACTCCAGAAGGAATAGTGATAGCCAGTGTGTTGCTTTTGGTAATAACGAATATCTCCCAATCCGGTGCAGCCGAAGGGTTATTGGCAAGCCCAGACAGCGTTCGACTAATGTTTCTCGTCACCTGAGCATCGTATTCTGTCAGTTGGGCTTTCCCGCTAACCACAGAAGAGAGAGACACCAAGCCAATCTTTGACAACAACAGAATATCGCCGCCCAACAACACGCTGCTTTTCTTGCCAACAGGGGGTGAAAGATAATAAATCCCTTCCAGCGCAAACGAGCCAGCTTCATCAGGAGCGGCATCGGGGTCGGAACCAGAGTAAACAGCGACTTCGCCCATTGAAGAGCGGAATACGATCTTTGTCGTAACGCCATTACCAGCGTTCAAACTCCACGCAATCGTTTCTGTCAGTCTTCCGCCGCGCTGGAATACGCCGCCCAAGAAGAATGGCTTGGCTTCCCCGCCCACGGCATCCGTAGGCAGATACCACGCCGTCATACTATCCTCTTCAACGAACCATAGCCTTCTCGCATAAAGAGCGACATGCGACAACTTGGATGGCTGAACACCTGTAATCTCGGCAGGGGCGGAAGGCACAGCAACTTCCGTAAAGTTTTTCCACGCTACGCCATCGTAAAGCAGCGCCGGCTGACCGCCTGAGCCAGCGGCAACCAAAAACGAGCCGCCGATATTCGTTAGTTGGACATAATGCAAGTAAGGCGTATTGATAGAAAAATCTGAAACAGGCGTGTCGGTCGAAGTCGTGACATTGAAAATATCTGTGCCGGTTGCAGCAAAAACCTCTTCAATGCCGCCCATAGGGGCAAAGTTAAGGATGGTGGATATTGGCGAACCAATCCCCGTCACCCACTCTTTGTAACCCTTTCTGGTTTCAATATGAGTTTGTGAAGGAATCCAGTTACGCATAGACAGCGCACAATCTGCGCTCATTTGCGATACGGGGTCTATGTCATTAACGCCGCTGGTGGGCGCTGGTAGGTTGACCAGTACATTCGTGCGCTGAACCCCTTGCTGTGTCCACGCCATTACACCACCCAACTGCCGTCAGGGACATTCTGTGCGCCAACCAAACGGAAGCCGCTGCCGCCAACCAAAGATACCATCGGAGCGCCCTGATTCTGCCCTTTTTCAGCTATCAGCGAATCGTTAAACTCACGCTGCAACATCGTAGTATCAAATCCTTTCTGCGCCCAGAACTTCGCCTTCACGCCATTGATAAGCAATCTGCGATCAAACTGTGGAATATCGCCACCAGCAACCACCTTATCAGCGTAGACAGTAGGCGGGGCTGTAGATTGATCTTGAGCTTTCACCCAATTTCGGCTTATGTAATACATACTGAATGTCGCACCAGCCTCAGGGACGGGGAATACAGTGAACTGCCCATCCAAAATGCGATAGCGGTAGTAAATGCCAGTGCCGATAATCCCGTAATTACACCACGACCATTGTTGGCTATTCAGAACGCCAATCATCGGCTGGCGAAGCGATGTACTCCATGCTGTTTGGTTTACCTGCCTGCCCCAATCGGCTGGAAGCGGGAAGGAGTCTGTCACTCCGTCTCCGACAAAATCCACGGTTTTCTCAAGATTCTGCCAATCATGGACACGCACAAGCTCTTCGCCAAGCGCATTCAAAATCCCAAGCAACTGATAACCCGCATTGCCTGTGCTGGAAGCATTGAGTGATACCACGCCAATACCCAACTCCTGACTAGCGGCATTGATTATATTGAGCGCGGTATCAAACATTGCCATTATTCAGCCTGCTCTTTGGTAGGCTTTTCTTTGGCTGGCTTTTCCTTGGACAGCTTGACATTTAGCAGCTCTCGCATCTCGGCAAGCTCCGCTCGCATCGCCTCATTCTCTGCTTGCATCGCAGTAAACGGAGCGGCAGCAGCCGACTTGTCCAGCCACATTTTCGCCTTCTGTTTCAGCGTCACAAAACCAGAATTGTTCAGTGCAACATTGTCGTTAAGGTCTGCCAGTTGCTCTACTGTGCGGATTTTCATGAACCGCATCTCTTCACATTGCGACTTGGTAATCCAGCTCACTTCGGTCAGTGGAGTCCCAGAAATCGCATCGCTATCGCCAGCAATAAACTGCTCGTACACCTTGCGGTACTTCTGCTTATCCGTTTCTCTAACCTCACGGACAATAATGTTTGTCGAATTGCCAGCCGCCAAAATCTCAATAAATGGCGTGTCAACAAAGATTGGTCTGCCCGCTTCGTCGCTTGCCGCCATGTCTTGTAATGGGTGCATAAAGAACCGCACATGCAGTCCTCGCATAGGGTCATTGCTCTCAAAGTCATCTAAGTCTATTGCTTGCATAGTTATCACCTGTAGTCATAAGCGGGATGCCCGCACCTGCGGTTATCGCTAGGTGCAACCATGCTACACGGAACCGGAAGCCCAAGCAATTAAGGCGCTTGTTCAGCGCCTAACGACACATCGCCAGCCCCAAGTGTCGTGCCGCTGATATTGGCGAAGCCTGTCGTACCAATCTCGTCCAAAGGGTCTGTAGAGCCTGTTGCAGTAACCATTTTCGCGCCAGTGCCGCTTGTGCCGGCAAGGTTTCTTTCTGCGCCATTACCCATGACGCACACGGCAACTGCCGGAAGCGGCGTAGTATCCGCTATGCCATCACTAGCAGCCGCAGAACTTCCCCCGCCAATATACAGGTGCGTAGCATCAGTAGCCGCCGTTCCATCAGGCTTTGTAACGCCTAACAAGTAATCATCGCCAAAGCCGCTTTGGTCAATATCGTCATCTTTAATAACCATCGCACCGAATCCGGCTCCAGTACACATCGCTCCAGTGGAGTAATTGGTAGGGTCTGCCGCCAACACGCCGGTTGTTGGGTCAAAGGATTTTGCGTCAAAAGTAGAGCCGGTCGGCGCACTGAGCGGATTCATTACCACCACCTGCCCCGTGCTTGGATTAGCTGGGATAGGCGCAACAGGGTCGGCTTTATTTGGCATATTTAATGATGGCATAACGACCTCACATTTCTTGTCGAATAATCACTACCGCGTGTTTGACGGTAATGGAAGTAACATCGGGAGATTTAACCGCCAGTGAAAAATCCCAATTCGTTGGCACTTTGGGCTGCTCGGTTTGTTCTTGAAATGACGGGGCATTCGCTACATAAAAACACATATTTAAGGGTATCACCACATCGCCACTGGCAGGGGATATGAATACATTATCACCGCCAAGTTTGCTATTTGTAATGGTCTGACCATTCATCTGCGAAGCAATGGTGATCTCGTCGCCAGCATCTAATCCGCTGACAAGTAGCTGCCCTCTAACCGAGAAGATACCTGTAGAAAAAACTTTAAGCTTACCAATCCACTCGTCCTGAAAATAGGAAAATGACCCCACTGAGACAGGCGCGAAGCCAGTGACACAGTTGACGACAAAAGGGATAATAGTGTACGAATCAACGCCTATGTCGTTTACCGCAATGTCACCCAACCCCGCAGAGAAACTGCCCAACACTGAGGGCGGGACTCTGTAACTTAAATACCCAGCAGCAGCAGCAGAAACAGCAGGATTTTGGTTGTTAAGGTTTGTTAATTGAGAGGAAAGAAATTCGTCGACGAGATTTTGATCTATTGGAATTGCTGGCATAAGAACCTCACAAAGAAATCAGGGGCTTTGGAATCACCCGCCACCCCTGCTTTGTCACGCTGTCGATTAGGACAGAGTTACTCGACCTTGGAACTGCGCCCCAGAACAGGTCAACGCACCCGCCCAAGCCAAAATCTGAACCTCAGAGTCTTGGTTGATAGAGTAACGCTT